CTTCCCACAGTGGTTCACATACCCTATGCCCTGGGTCCATCGTGGAGTTTTGGCCATCCTATCCCGTCAGACTGATTGGTTGCTAAAGTTCGGGGAGGAGATCTGGCCAGGAGGAAGAGGAGTCTGGAATGAGCAACAGCTCGGCAAGATCATTAAGCATTTCGTTTGGAGATCTGATCCTGAGGACAGCACCTCGCCGCTGGTCCCGCTATTCGAAGCAGAGCGATCCGCTGACGGGAGTATATGTCGCCTTAACCTGGCTGTTTCTGATCGTATGCTTATCATTATGCCTCGCGGAGTAAGCAAGACCACTTTGCTGAACGCCCACAACATCCGAGAAATACTCAACCATGAGATCTCCTTCCTGGTATATCTCTCTGAGACTGCTACCCATGCCGAGCAGCAACTGGAGAACATTAAGCGGACTCTTGAGACCAATACTCTCATTCAGGCGGTCTATGGCCAGAAAAGACCGGAGCGGAGTTCTATAGAAAGGTGGACTCAGTCCCTCATAGAAACGACGGATGGGGTGGTTGTGGCCGCTAAGGGCCGTGGTGGGCAGGTACGCGGCATGAACCACCAGGGAAAGAGACCAGACTCTATCGTCTTCGACGACATCGAGGACAAGGAGTCAGTTAAGACGGAAGAGCAAAGGGATAAGACGAGGACTTGGTTGAAGGCTGACGTTGAGCCGGCCCTGCCGCAGATTAAGAAAGGCGTCGGTAGGATCATAGGCTTGGGCACAGTACTCCATCACGATAGCTTACTCCTTACTCTTTCCCGAGATCCTGAATGGGTAACGGTACGCTTTGGTGCTGTAGATCCCGAGGGGGAGATGCTCTGGGACCACTATATGACGAAGGAGCAGTTCTATGCCAAGCGACGAAGCTTTCAGAGAATTGGAAAGCTTGCAGAGTTTAATATGGAATATCAATCTAGTACTAAGTCCGAAGGGGATAATTCCAAGTTCCCAAGCACTTTTACTTACCAACACGAAGAGCTCGGAACCCTTCCCGGGAGGGCCATTGTCATTGATCCGGCTATATCCGATAAGAAAGACTCGGATTATTGTGCTTTCGGTGTAGTAGGCATGACGGAGAAGGGTAAGATCCATGTCTTAGATGTATACATGGAACGAGGAATGTCCCCTCAACAACAGGTGGACAAGTATTTCGAGCTCAAATTCAAGTGGGACTGCAATAAGCATGGCGTCGAGTCAGTGGCCTATCAGCTGGCTCTGATCCACCTGCTCCGAGAGGAGATGTTCCGCCGTGGGAAGAGTATGGGACCAAGCGCGTATTTTGATATCGAGCCTATCACACATGGAAGAACTGGAAAGACAGAACGTGTCGAAGGAATACTTAGCACTCGCTACACTGCTGGGTATATCACTCACGAGAGACATTTTCCGCTCTACGAGGAACAGCTGCTTGACTGGCCAAATGGAAAGAAAGACGGACCAGATGTGGTAGCTATGGCGGTGCAATTGCTCGATCCGTTCGCCGCCTATGCCTTTGATCCGGAGTCTGAGGACGCGGATAAGCTCGCAAAAGATCAATTCGAGCCGCTAGATGAGTTTTTGGATGAGTATAGGATGTGCCCCTGATGGCGCTTGGTGATTTCAGCAACGATGCAGAGCCTCTAAGGGCTCCTCCGGCAACTTCTAGCGAGCCTGAGAAGCCTATTGACTTGATGGTACCGCAGAGTGAGCTGCATAATCGGGTACTTCAGTACCTTTTGCGGAGGCTGAACTACTCTGAGCGGACTATGACGCAATTTTACTCCCGTTGGAACGCAAATGAGAGGAAATTGCAAGCCTATATTAACCTTCCGGACTATGAAGCTGCTCTCAAGCAGATGAACAAAACAGGAACTCCGCCCTCGGTCGTTTCTATCACTGTTCCGTATTCGTTCGCCACCATCTGGACCATAGTTACGTACTTAGTGCACACTTTCTGCGGACAAAAGCCCATTTTTCAGGTTTCTGCGTACAAAGAGGAGGCAATTGAGGCTACTACGTACATGGAGACCGTGCTACAGTACAATGCTGACCATACAAGGCTCATTTTGAGGCTAATTCAGTGGTTTCTCGATGCTGAAACCTATGGAATGGGGGCTCTGAGGACACTTTGGGAGGAAGAGAAGGGAAAAAGGACGCAATGGACGCCTATGAGCCCTGGAGGGCTGCTCGCGCCGAATATGGCTACCCAGCAGGTGCGCCAATCTGTCGAAAAAACTGTCTTTCAAGGCAATAAGGTCACTAATATTGACCCATTCATGTTCTTCCCAGACCCTAGAGTGCCCATGGCAGAGGTTAATCGGCGAGGTGAGTTCGTCTTTTGGCGCTCATTTGAGGGAAAACATGTATTGCTGAGGCAGCAGGCTCAGGGGAACCTGAAATGGATCGATAATATTGCTAATATGCCGCAAGGAGTGTGGGGTGAGATTACTGGAAAGTCCGTACGAGCGCTCGTCGCGGAGGGCCAGTCAAGCCCTGGAGATCCGCAACTACGCGATATCCGCGCTACTCCGTACTACCAAGTCGACCAAGGGACAGTGGAGATTGTTCCGAGTGAGCTTGGCTTGGGAGACAGCAACGTCCCGGAGAAATGGCTATTCTCCATTGGCAACAAGAGTCAAATTATACAGGCAGAACCCTTCGACTACGATCACGGTAGGCATCCTATTGCGGTTATCGAACCTAGCTCATTCGGATATGCGTTCGGTCAACCTGGAACCCTCGATTTCCTTGGGCCGATACAGGACACTCTTTCTTGGTTTATTAACTCTCACATCCACAATGTCAGAACCGCACTCAACAATATGTTTGTGGTGGACCCCAGTATGGTGGAATTACAGGATCTTAAAAATCCTGGTCCTGGCAAGATTATCAGATTAAAGCGGAGCGCTTATGGGCAAGATGTTAAGCAGGTGCTCCAGCAGCTCCAGGTCCAGGACGTAACTACGAACCATATGGAGAGCATGCAGGCATTTCTGAGGATGGGAGATACTCTGGCTGCGGTGAATGACAATTTGCGCGGCATACAGGAAGAAGGAGGCCGAAAGACCGCTACTGAGGTGCGGACCTCAGGAGAGGCTGGTGCATCGCGCTTAGCCGCGCGAGCGCGGTACATCAGTGCGCAGGGCATGGTGGAACTTGCAGAGCAGATGAGCCTCAATATCCAGCAGATGATGGATCAGGAATTCTATCTCGAGCTCGTTGGACAAAAGGGCCTAGCCAATCCAATAACTATAACGCCGCAGATGGTAGCTGGAGACTTTTACTTTCCCGTAAACGATGGAACCTTGCCTATGGATAAGACCGCACTGCTAGGTGTGTGGAAAGAGATCTGGATGGCAATTATTCAAAATCCTATGCTGAGCCAGAGGTACGATGAAGGGAAACTTTTCGAATACATCGCAGAAATCGGAGGTGCCAAAAACATCTCGCAATTCCGCGTCACCCTCGCCCCAGACTCGCAGGTCGCAGGTGGAGCGGCCGCGGGTAACCTTGCTCCGCTCGGAGCCCCTCTCCCCGGAGGTGCAGGAGCAGCTCCTGGCGCTGTCAGAAGGCCTCCAGGTAACGGAGGAGTCCCGCGCAGCGGTTCGATCGCACCTCCGGGAGGAGGGGGCATTCTTGGTGTTCCTGGGACAGCTGCTGCGGGCTAGAGCGATTGCGAAGGAGAAGCTACTAAGCGTAGGGCTAGAGAACGACGAGGGAGTTAAGAAGGCACTCCTTTTGCAGGGACAGGCCAGGGGACTAGACCTCGCGATAGATATAGTATTTGACATGGCTAACTTTGGAACGGAGCAGGAAGATGGCGGACCAGAACTCTAGCGTTACCGAACCGACCCCTACGGAAAGTGCTGAGCGCGATGTATCCGAGATCCTCTCGTTTGATCCCTTTGCGCCAGCGAAAGAGACACCGGCGGAGACGCCGGCTGAGGGCACTCCCGCCGAAGAAAAGGCTGGAACGGAGACACCGCCTGCAGGGCAACCGATCCCCGCGCAGGCGGCGCCTCCAACTCCAGCAGTGCCGGCGACGCCACAGCCCTCGAACTTGGAGAAGCTCATCGCGGATCAGACAGCGGCTATACGCCAAAGTCTGGCAGATCGAGCGGCTCCACAAGCACCGGCGACACCTGCGGCACCGAAGTTCAACCTCGGAATTCCAGAGCAGATAACAAATGCTATAAGTTCTGAGGATCCTCGGGAACGTAGTCTGGCGCTCCATGCGGTAGTTAACGGTGTAGCTAATGCAGTCTGGAGAGAGGCTGAGCAAATGGTTAAGACGCAAGTCGATACCATTATGCAGAACGTCCCGAGACTCATTGAAGCGCATCAGACTGTTGCTCAGCGGCAGCGAGAAGTCCATGATGACTTCTACGGCACCTATAAGGTATTTCCTAGCACAGATCCGGCCTTCGTGACGCTAGTTCAAAATGTGGGTCAGGTCGTTGCTCAGGACTTTGTAAGGGCTGGAAGAAGGCTTGATTGGGGTCCGGAGCTGCGGGATGAGATAGCCAACAGGCTGTTTCAGTCCTTCCCAATGCTGAAGGCAGCTCACGAGGCTGCTAAAACTGCTCCTGCGGGCAATAGTAGGAAAGCCCCGTTCGTGGCTGGGGGAGGTAGCAGGCCTGCTCCTACTCCGGCGAGCGAATTTTTGGATGTGTTGAAACACTAGGAGATCTCCATGCCGATACTTGGACTAAGAACGGACGAAAACTTCGTCCAGACCCAGCGGCCGCAAAACTGGCGGCAGACGATGCTACTATTGTATCCGAACAGCTCGGATATAGCTAAGGCTCCTCTCACGGCGCTCACGAGTCTCCTGAAGTCGGAGACTACGGACGATCCCGTGTTCCACTGGTTCCAGAAGACCCTGGATGCCAGGAGGTTCAAGATAGCCGCGGATTTTACGAACGTCGCGACTACGATCACTATCGATCCTACTTACAAGTCCGGAACGGATTTTGCCACTTCCAAGATGGCGAAGGCCGGAGACCTGCTCTGGATTGAGCAGACGAATGAAATCGTGAGAGTCTCCGCAGACGCTACTGCGCCGAATACCCTTACGGTTCAGCGTGGCACCGCCGGAACTGTTGGCACAGCGCTCACGATCGCTACCAGCAACCCGTACATTAACATCATTGGCTCGGCGATGGAAGAAGGCTCACTTGCGCCGACTTCTGTGGCGTACGATCCGATCGAGGTTAACAACTACTGCCAGATCTTCCGGAGCACCCTATCCCTTACGAGAACCGCTCAGAAGACCCGGCTGCGAACTGGTGATGCCGTTACCGAAGCCAAGCGGGAATGCCTGGAGTACTTCGGGATCGACATGGAGCGGGCGTTCTGGTTCAATAAGAGCAAGTATCTCACCACGATCAATGGCAACCCGGCGAGGTTCACCGCCGGCATTCTACAGCAGATCATCGACCAGGCACCTAACAATCAGGTCTCTGCCCCGCCTGGAGGTCTGATTACGATGGACTGGCTGGAGCAGTTCACGGAGCTGGCCTTCAGATTTGGCTCCTCCGAGAAGATGGTGTTCGGGAGCAATCTGGTGCTCTTGGCACTTCAGCAGGCGATCCGGAAGAATTCTTACTTCCGCATAGAAGTTGGGCTCAAGGAATACGGGATGACGGTCTCCCGCTTCATCACGCCCTTCGGAGAGCTGGTCTTCAAGACTCATCCACTCTTCAACCAGATGCAGGGTGGTGTGACGACCGGCGGCTCTGCGTTCTTCTCGGTAGCCAACAACGCATATATCTTGGATATGCAAAATCTGAGATATCGCTACGTTGACGATGTGAAGTACGAGAAGGATCTCACTCCGATCGGCTTGGATGGCCTCAAGAGCGGCTATCTCGCCGAGTGTGGACTGGAACTGCATCATGGACCGAGCCACTTTATCTGGACTGGGATACAGGGTGGTGCAGTCGATAGCTGATCGGGTTCATTGATAATCAAAGGATCCCCCCAATGAACTTGGGCGACATCCACACTAATGTCTCTACGTCGCTCAACCGCGGAACTACGCTGGACTCGCGGATACCACTGCGAGTCCAGATGGCGGCACGGTGGCTGGAAAGGAACTATACCTTCAAATATATGGAGCGCTTCCGGGTGCTCCAGATCATTGCCAATGAGCGCGTTATTCAGTTGCCTACTAATACTATCATTAAAGCTTTCAAATTTGTAAGGATAGTGAACCCGGATGGGAGCTATAGCTATCTCAATAAGATCGAGCCGGAGGACTCGCTAGGCGTAGTCAGCGATCTGAACCCACTGGCGATGGTGCCAGTGAGCACAGACTCTGGTATCGTCGTACCGACCCCTAATGTCATCAATCCGAGAGCTTATTGGATCGTAGCTAATAAGGATATAGTGCTGAATGCCATTCCGGCCACAGATCTGGTTGCGGAAGTGATGTACTATGAGTATACCAGCTGGCCTACAGCACTAGACTCAGAAGAGCCACTTATAGACATTGCCTCTGATGTGCTCATATTCCAAACTCTACTCTTCATGTCCTCACTGGACACGAGAGATCAAAGAATGGCCGCAGCCTATAAGGAGTTCCGAGACGAGGGTGTGAATACATTGACGAGAAGCGAAGACGAGAATAAGTACGGAAGTGAGCAAATCTCGATGATCTTTGCACCGGAGGTAGGATGAAGCGTCAGCAATGGTTTACTTCTAGGAAGCTCCTCTCCGACTGGCCTGCGCCGAACCAGACCGCGAGAGATAACCTTGCCTCGCTGAGTCATCAGGTTCGGCCACTTTCTAGCCATCCGCTGTCGATGATGCTGAGTAGGCACTGTGTAGGGTTCATACGTCCTCACGCTGTACGGGCTTCTCGGTTTCTTGGCTCTGATGTCTGGGCAGCGGAGGATCCTGTAGGCAGGATTATAGATGAGCTAGCATCGGAAGATCTCTCCGTGATCTGCATAGAGGATACGCTGGAACCGCTGGGGATTTAGATGCCGACACAGTTTGTATTCGGGAATTTCTTTGAGACGGAGCTTCAGTCCGGGGTAACTCCGGCGACTACTACGCTCCAGGTGCCGCCTATTGCAACGCTGCAGCTGCCGCTTATTGCTACTGGAAGCAACCTCGAGGCTCGGCTCGTGATCTGGGATGGGACGCTTCCACCCGAGATTGTTGGCTGTATACTTAATAACCAGGATGGCTCTCTCATAGTTAACAGAGCCCAGGAGGGCACTACTGCGCAGGGCTGGCAGGCCGGCACGCAGGTCATGTCGAGCTTGACGGCAGCGATAATAAATGCTGCGCTGGCAGCATATTTTGATATAACAGCTATATTGAATAGCACCTTCTTGCCTCTCAGTGGTGGTAGTCTTTCCGGACCGCTGCTCCTCGCATCAGATCCGACGCTACCGTTTCAGGCTGCGACGAAGCAATACGTAGATAATCTGCCGGGTGGATCTCTTCCGCTGACTGGTGGCACCATGGCAGGTGTCATCAATATGAACAGCTTTAGGATACTAGGGTTGCCGGTACCGTTGGTGCCGCAAGAGCCTGCTACTAAGAGCTACGTTGATAATACTGTAGGGATAGGAACCTCTCTTATTCTGGATCAGAGTGGCGGACTAGTTACTACTGGTGTAGCGGCAGCA